AACGGTGTATATTTGTTGTCAAATCACACCCCCACTGATAGCCGCTCACCGATATTCGTGGAGTCAACGCAGTACACATGCATATATTGCATTCCAAATCATTGACAGTGCGCAAAACGTTATGGTTAAAGCTAGTGGCTACACGGGGTAAAAAATACACCAGAATAACCCAACTCAAACCACAACAAAAATACGCACTTATACAACAAAATGTATAAACAATAGCACCGTACCCCAAATCTCCAGTGAACATAATTATTTTCTCATAAAACCGCAGTCCAACGAAAGTCAAACAGTCTTCCTCCAGATACTCCAAAGCTCGTAACACTGACGCGTACAAAGGCCATAGAATAACACTGAAAATAAACTTAAAACAATCGAAAGCCCAGTTGAGAAAAACACTAAACTCGCCTACATCCAAGTTTGTGAAAGCTTGTTTAGAACCCTGGTTACGCCCAGAGGGAGGGTTCTGGTCTGCAGCTACGACCCGGACAAGGATTTCATCCCCCATCCTAAGCATTATAAGTAACGCTATCAAAACTCTCAGCATAAATTCAACTTTAATCATAGTTAATTTAATAATTTGATGCTTCAACCCACTCACATGTCTATTACATGTTATTGCAGGCTGGTCCAACACATCATGTCATGTGTTGGTCAAAGCGCTGATACTGAAAATACAACCACTGGATACAGATAGTCCAGGGAGGCGACATACCCCTATTACGTGAAAGACCACAACCGGAGTTTGTTGTGACCGAAAGTCTGAGTTGTTATACTTGGTGAATAACCATCCACCACGGACCACAATACCTACTACACACGACCGAGATAAGCCTACGAGAAATGACACAAGTCAACTTTCGCATGGCTTACCAAGGTTAATGTATAATAAAATGACTAGCGACTGGCAAACCACGAAACGTCTGAGGTAGGGATTTGCTGCAGCAAGGGGTTTACCCATTTACGAAATATCGTAAACCAGTGGAAAAATCACACTGCTCGAATCGAGCTTGGTTATTGCTACCACTTGTATTAAGCAACATTCTTACACGTTGCACCACGAGGGCCAAGGAACCGTCAATAACTAATGCCGGGAAACTGCCTTTGCAATTCCAAAAACAACAG